GATCGATAAAAAAAGTTTAATATTATTTTTTAATTAAAAATTAAGTTATGAGTTGGAAATACAATAATTCTACAGTAAATGATATTACAGAACTACCTAAAAATACTTTTGGTTTTATTTATATAGTTACACATAAACCTACTAACAAATCTTATATTGGTAAAAAATACTTATTCCATAATAAAAAACAAAAAATAGGAAAAAAAGAATTAGCCTTATTACAAGGTGGATCAGGCCGTCGACCTAAATATAAACAAGTAATAAAAGAATCTGATTGGAAAACCTACTATGGATCCCAAACTGAAATTAAGCAACTCTTAGTTGAAGGAAGAAAGGATGAATTTGAGCGTAATATAATTAAATGTGTCCAAACCAAAAAACAACTTACATATTTTGAAATAAAATACCAAATGAAATATGAAGTACTTGAAAAACCAGATGAATTCTATAATGATAACATCCTCGGCAAGTTCTTTACAGGTGACTTTGCATCTTAATTTTTTTTTCATATATTTATGACATATAAAAACACCCATAAAATGAAAAATATAATTAGAATGAATCAATTAGCAGGTTTAATCACAGAAAGTCAAGCTAACAAAATGATGGAAGTATTAAATGAAAATGAAGAATCAATCACTTCTTTTAAATCTATTAGTGATATGAATAATTATCTTAAAAAAGGTGATTATGATGAATTAGATGGATATAGTTCAAAAGAACTTTCTATTATTAATAAACATATTAAATCTGATATTTTAGATAAAGGTAAAACATTATCCCCATCGAAATTAAATTCACTTATAATAAAATTAGAAGATAAATATGGTTGGGAATAAAAAATATTATCAATAAAATATTAAGTTAAGCTTGGGAAACCAAGCTTTCTTTATTATATTACGGTTATGATAAATCAAAGTCTAGTAGCACTGACTAACTCTGTGCTTGGTTCTGGTAAAGCAACAGCACGAGGTAATTATGCCTATCACTGTCCGCTATGCCATCATACAAAACCAAAACTAGAAGTTAATTTTAACGAATCATCTCCCCACTACCAGTCTTATGCCTGTTGGGTTTGTGGGTTTAAAGGAAGAACCATATCCTCTTTATTTAAGTCAATAAAAGCAAACCCTGAAAAATTTACAGAGTTAAAATCATTAGTTAAAAGTTTTAACCATATTAGGGAAACCCAAGTTGTTGACTCCATCACATTACCTAATGAATTTATATGCCTAAATAACGTTGATAACAGCGATCTTATGTCTAGGCACGCGCTCGCGTACCTAAAAAATAGACACGTGAGTAAATACGATATACTCAAGTATAATATAGGATATTGTAAAACGGGATTATATAAAAATATGATTATTATCCCAACATATGATGCTAACGGTAAATTAAATTATTTTACTGCTCGTTCATTTGAAAAAAACCCATATATTAAATACCGCAATCCTTCCTTAAGTAGGGATATAATTCCAAACGAACATCTAATAAATTGGAATATTCCTCTTATTTTATGTGAAGGATTATTTGATGCTATTGCCATAAAAAGAAATGCAATTCCTTTATTAGGAAAAAATATACAAAGTAACTTAATGAAAAAAATAGTTACTTCATTAGTAGATAAAATTTATATTGCATTAGATAGGGATGCAATTAAACAAGCTTTACGATTTTGTGAAATGTTATTAGCAGAAGGTAAAGAAGTCTATCTTGTAGATTTACAAGATAAGGATCCGGGTGAAATGGGTTTCGAAAATTTCACTAAACTTATACAAAACACAGTTCCATTAACCTACTATGATTTAATGGAACAAAAACTAGCAATATGATCAAAAAATCATACAAAAGATTACTAGAAATCTCCGAGGATTACCAACAAGTCACAATGCCTGACTCCAGGTATTATCGACGTAATGGGAAATATTATCCTTCAATTACTCATGTCTTAAGTTCTTATCCTAAAGGTAAATATTTTGAAGATTGGCTTAAGAAAGTGGGTTATGCCTCTGAACACATTGTTAAAAAAGCTTCGGAAGAAGGTACAATGGTTCATGAAATGATCGAAAATTGGTTAAATGGTGAAGAAATTACATTTTTATATGATGATGGTAACCCGAAAATGTCTTCTCACGTATGGCAAATGTTCCTTAGATTTGTAGATTTTTGGGAAACTTACAACCCAACATTAATCGAAGCCGAAGTACATATTTTTTCAGATAAAATTAAAGTAGCAGGTACTTGTGATTTAGTATGTGAAATAGAAATAGATGGAAAAGTTGAACGTTGGATAATTGATTTTAAAACCTCCAACCATCTCCAAACCACATACGATTTACAAGGGGCAGTTTATGCTCAATGTTATGAAGAATGTTATAGTAAAAAGATTGATAGGGTGGGAGTTTTGTGGTTAAAATCTAAATCAAGAGGTGAAGATAAAACTGGGAAGCGTTTAAAAGGTAAAAATTGGGAAGTGTACGAATCCCCTCGTACACAAGAACAAAATATAGAAATATTTAACCATGTTAAAGCATTGTTTGATATAGAAAATCCTAAACCTACCCCTTACACACAAACCTTTATTACTTCTTCTAAAAGAAAAGCATAAATTGTTTTATAATATCCCCGCAAGCCTATTTGGTTATGCGGGGCATTATTCGTATATTCACATATATTAATAAGTAAACAATAAAGGTTATGATTAAAAATGAAATCCTGAAGACAAACCCCAAAATTGAAACTAGAGGAAGAAAAAAGAAATTGATTCCTGCTTCTAATTTCAATCCCGAAGATATTAAATTATTTAGAGGTAGTGACTTAAATAAACAATTATATGAACTTGTTAATAGAGAAATGGCATATGCCTAAAAAACAATACATATATTTAAATTGAATATTCAATCCTTTATTTATATATTTATAATAAAATATTTAATATGATCAGTTTAATTCAACTATTAAAAGAGGTACAGGGTAACCCCAAAGCTATTATATTAGCAGGGGCCCCTGGAGCTGGTAAGGGATATATTCTAAAGGGCTTAGATCTAGGAGGTCTAAAGGTAATGAATATAGATGATATTTATATTAATATGCTTAAAAAAGCAAATATATCATTAGATTTAAAAAATGCTACACCTGAAGAAAGAAGCCAACAAGCTATACAAATGGCTGCTGCAAATAAAGAATTTAAAGGTAATATACAAAGTACTATTGAAGGTAAAGAATCATTTATCCTAGATGGTACTGCGGCATCAACTAAACAGACAACCACATTAAAATCTGAATTAGAAGAAGCAGGTTACGACGTATTCATGCTTTATGTTTATACTGATTTAGAACGTTCACTTAAACAAAACCAAGATAGATACGAAAAATCAGGAGGTGAAGATAGAAGTTTAGCACCTGCAATCGTAATGCGTACATGGGCGGGTGTAACTAAAAATTACGATACATATAAAAACTTATTTGGTAATAACTTTGTATCTGTAGCTAACACTTTAGAAGATGAAAAATTGAGTGATTTAGATTCTATAGTAGATAAATACTTAGTACCATTTACCCCTAAAGACACAAAACCTAAAGATGCAAAAGCACAGGCTAGATCTGATAAAGCTAAAGAGACTTTAAACCAAGAAATAAATACTCTACTAGCCGATGAAGGAGTTAAGGACATAATTGATAATTCAGTTTCTAAAGAAGAAGCACAATCCAAAATAAAACAATTTCTAACTAAATGAGTTTAAAGGACGAATTGATTAAAGGATTATTACCTGAAGAGGAAAAAAAACAAACCACTGCTTTATATGCTGGTGGTTTTAAACCTCCTACATCGGGTCATTTTGAAGTAGTTCAACAAGCACTTAAAGAAAATCCTGAAATAGATGAATTTATTATTTTTATAGGTGCTAAAGATAGAGATGGAATTTCCCAAACAGAATCTTTATTAATATGGGAGATATATAATACTTATCTCCCCTTCAAAGTTATACTCAAACCTACCTCAGTTCCTCCTATTAAAGCTGTATATAATTTTGCTAAAGAACACCCAACAAGAGAAATATTATGGGTTATAGGTGCAAGAGAGGGAAATGAGGAAGATTTTAAAGATATATCTGGTAGAACTTCTTCTATATCTAAATACCCAAATCTAGAACTTCGCACAATTATTACAACAGGTGGGGTATCAGGTACAGCAGCTAGAAATGCTGCTAAAGTATCATTAGATAAATTTAGAAAATTTACCCCCACCCAATTAACAGATGATGAAACACAAGAAGTGTTTGATATAGTATCTGGAAAAGTAAATGAAAACCAACCCCAGGATGGTAAATCTTCTCCATTTGGTTCAGGGTATAATAAAGTAGAAGAATCTAAATTCAACCATCCCAAAAGCATACAACAACATCTTATTGAAAATATAAATGAAATTTCTTTATCTAAAGAAAATGCTGTTGAAATAAATGGAGATTTAACTGGGGGTACATTTACAATAGGTGATATACCTTATGAATATAGTATAAAAAACACTACCAATCCCTATAAAGATTTAGGATTATT